ATGTTTTTAATTCGTAGACTGGATTTCCAGGCTGCTCTAAAAACTCATAATATTTTTCTAAAAACTCGACGAATACAGGATAATCTGAGCGAATAAACTCAGGTAACTGCGATTCTACAAGTGTTGAAACTCTATTCAGACTTGACATATTAGGTTACTTTAATAACATCAATTGTTACTTGTGATTGATTATCGATATCCAATGTAATGATTGTATTTCTTTCAGAATTAAACAGAGTATTTTTTGGTGCTGCATAGAATCTTAAGATCTTGAAACTATCTTTAACATCTAATGGATTAAATTGAGATAGTGTAATCGTTCCAATCAAATAGTCAATTGTACCAGCATTTTCAGAAAACACAATCTTAATATTGTTGTTATCGAAGTAGTATGATCTTAACTTACCAGTTGTGTTTTCAATCAATGGTTTTAAGACAACATTTGTTAATAAGTTGTCATCTTGATCATATGCTTTGATTGATGCTGTTGAGTAATCAGAACCTGATTTATCTACAATCACAGAAGTTATTTTGCCGTTTGTGACAACTGCTCTCAATGATGCGCCGATGCCGTCACCGATAACATCTAATCTCGGAGTTGTAGTCAAATTTGATCCACCAAGAATGACTTGAACTGTTGACACACCTGTTGATGATAGCGGTACTTCTTCGAAGTAGAATTCACGAAGAATTCCTTCATTATCATATGCAGTGTATGCTGGAGCTGAACTGATGCGATCTGTTCCTGTTGAACGTTTTAGTTCTGTAAAGAACTTGATTACATAATTTCTAGATACACCAAGAACTGGAGTCACACGTTTCTCAATTTTAACATCAACGTCGTTACTAATTATTGATGGATGCGCCATGTCAACTTCATGCATCAATCTTGAAATCTTAAAGTATGAATTAAACTGATCAAGATAAGTATTTGCATAATTATTAATGCGAGTACGAACTAGTGTTGAAATCTCACCTGGTGTTAATGTTGTTGCTGTTGGATCATAAGTTACGCGAACATTCAAGTTTAGATAATTGAAATCTGGATCAACAAACTCAGGCGTCACTGTTAGAATGCTAATTGGATTGATGATTTCGTTAATGATGTAATCTTTTTCAGTTCGTGATATTTCATAACCCGCAGATGGTTTTGCAGAAATGAAAACTTTACCATAAACTGGTGGAGTATTTTCTTCACCACCCCAAACATTGACAGCCTCGAATGCAGGATATCTTTGTTGGATCAACGCGATGTAATCATTCTTTGTTACAGCTCGACCATTTGATGCATATGTTTTTGGAGCAAGATTTTTAATTCTATCAAGAGATTCAATTGCTGCGCCACCAGAAGCAACTTGATCAACTACGACAGATCCACTAGACAATCCACCAACAGAGTCTAGCAATGTAAAGTTTGTTGCTTTATTTGATTTTTCACCGTTGCTGATCAAATAACTTACAATGACCATATTACCATCAGATAACTTTGCACCTAGAATATCGTCACCAAAATAAATTTTATACTTACCTTCATCAAATTCATCTAGGTAAAAAACTTTGCTTGAGGATGTTACAGTAGTTGCATCAGTTGCTAATGTATAGGTTACTTGTGTCAAATCAACAGAAGAATTTTGTACGATAACTTCAATTGTAGAGGTGTCAATGTTAGTATCTTGTAGTTTAAATTCTTGAAGTGGATTTATCTGTTGGGAGTACATAAACACTTGCGAAACAGGATTACCCTCATAGATACTTAAATCGCTAAATGTAAAAGCGTTATTTGATTTTGTTACTGTTACTTCGTCTAGATTAGTAAATGTGTAATTTACTCCATCGACTGCAGATGAAGCAAATCGTGTAAATCTAGGTAATGTTAGAGATGTAATACTTGACACACCTGGGTTATTCGTTTGTGAGAACGTCAAATCAATTCTTGCTCGAGCAGAGCGAATTGAAGAGGGAGTATATCCAAGCATTTTAGCGTGTGATACCACAGAACTGCGGAGAGCTGCAGTGTCTAAAAATGATTCATTCGCAATCATGTTCATGTAAAATGACAGATAATGCGTATTATATGCTAGAAGGTCAATAAGTTGTGAAAGTGTTGAACCTTCGAAATCGTAATCTACAAAGGTATCCTGAGACTTTAAAAAGTTCTTTAGACTAGTTTTGATTGAAAAGAAATCAGGTTCAGAGATTACTAGTTTACTCTCGACATTTGCCATTATCTTAACCTTTGTAGAAATAAGTTTGTGGTTATTGGTTTGACGGAATTAAGCAGATAAAATCTGACAGTCACATCAAATCCATCTCTATCAAAATTGGGAACAACATTTATGAAGTCTAATTTAACTCTAGGCTCATAGTTTGAAATGCTTGTCGCAATTTCTTTTCTAATGTTATATGCCGTGATGTCGTCTAGAGGCTCGAACATCATCGCTAGAATATTACTTCCAAAGTTGGGTGTAAATCGTCGTTCACCAAAATTTGTTAAAACAATATTTTTAATTGACCCAATGATTGCGTTTTCGTTTAATTTTAGCGAGACATCTTTTGTAATTGGATGTTTACTAAAATTTAAATCCAAATCCGAATATACGCGAGCCGTTCTTGACATTTATGGTTCCTCTAACCGTTATTTATTTATGTGTTGGAAGGACGGAGAATGGTAACAATTGGGCATCCTCCATCACCAACAATAGATACATCGCCAATACGACCGTCTCCGATGTCTAATCTTGAGTCTGGTGGTTGCGCTCCACCGACGAATCTAAGAGTTCCATTAATATTTTCATAAACAAAGTTGACGTGATCATTAGCCCAAAGAACCACGTCTCCTGCTCGAGCATCCTCTGGTTTTACACGACTAAATCTATAATCTTCAAATCGAATTTCAAGATCTCTTGGATGTGGAGTTTGAACATAGCGATATCCATTTTGCTTTAGACCATAATTAACGAATGCCATCGCCCATACAGTCTGGTCGCTTTGAGTCCAATATTCGAGAGTAAACCCTAAATTTCTCCACATGCTTAGAATATTAGGATTAGAAGGCTGAATCTCTCCTGTTAACTCGAATCCAGTTTCTCTCCAATAGCCATTCGCCGCTAATTCTAATTGTTTGTCCAACCACTTTGATATGTTTGCAGTCTCGTTAATTAAAATTAGACTTTCGCCAACAGTATTCTTATAGATTAGATCCGAACCAGACTTCGGAGAGGTTGCAATATATCTCTTTACATTTCTATAAGTGGCTGGGAAATTGTATGGATTTGCCAAATAGTCCTTTAAAATCCTATTGTTGTCTCTAATGATATCATCGCTCAATTTGACAACCTTATCAGCTTCTAAAAACTTATGCGTTGCAGTAGGTGTTCCTCTGCGTGGAGGAGCAGTTATTGTCAATGGAGATCCTGTTGTGCTATGCGTTGCCGCTATAATGGTTGAAGTTTGCGCAATGTCGAATTTGAGAGTATTTGCTTTGATATTAAAGGCATCTCCGACAGAGAAATTAACATTTCCGCTAACTGAAGCATTTAGATCATTCTCAACTTGCAAGAAACAATCACCTACGATCTTTACATGTGCATTTGATTCTAATACAACGTTCACCTTTCCAGCGACATAAATGTGATCGTCGCTCATTACTAACTTATAATTATTTTTAACAACCTTCTCAACCTTTGTTCCACTTGGATACCATTCAATAAAACTTCCAGAGCGATGGGCTAGATGTACGCGCTCGTTATATGGCGTATCGTCCATCTCAAATACGTGACCAGACTCAGTCTCTTTAACTTTATTGTGTGGATATTCTGCAGAATAGGCTGGACTTGGTTCAGTCCAGGACTCATTATTCGCCCCAATTGCGCTTACTGGAGATCTTTCTCTAAACTTTTGAATAAGAGTCTTATCTTCATATGATACAAGATCGCTCAATGAAGACTTACCAATTTCTTCTGGTGTTGGATATTTTAATGAAAGCGCATTTTCATCTTCAGCAATATTAGATTCGTGGACTTGTACGCCAATGCCTGCGCCTGCAACAATAACAGGACTTGTATTCAAGGCTGTGTTTGCGCGTGTAGAGGCAATACTAGATCTTGGTATTGATTTAAATAGACTTGCAGCGATATGCGCAATTCCTTCCTCACTCTTTAAATATTTTCCTGTGGATGATTTCAACATCTCAGAACTTAAAAGTTGGGCAGCACGAATTACGTCACCCGATGTCACCGCAGATCTAACGCCAGATTTCTCAAAGTCTGTTCTTGTTCCAAGATGGTATGCATTCAAGACTAATCCAGCTTTTTGAGGAACAGTCAAAGAATCCCATGTTGTTGAGCCAATTGAGTCTCGTGCAGAAACAATGGTGTTAACTATATCCATATCTAATAAAACTTTTGCTTGAGACTTTGTTATTCGAGTCTCATAACCAATCAGACCATTAACCGCAACATTTTCGCCATTTCTGAGTGGAATATATCCTTGGTTTAATTCTCTTTGCGTAATTTTATGATTATAACCGATAATGATTTGTCCATCATCTGTCAAAGATGGACGAGCATTTAATGATAATGGTAAATGCAATATGATACTATCAGTGACTAATTTTGATACGCCAACACCATCATTAATAATGTTTCCGCTGATTGCAGTCGGGTGCCCTGATCTTGCTTCTGGATAATCAATTGCGACTGGTTTTTTCGGCGACTTTCTAATCTTCTCAGCAGTCCTCATGTCTCCAAACCCCACACCTTCTGGTGGAGTTTGATTATTGGATCCTG